CCATACTTTAATGCACGTCTATATACTAAACTACTATGATTGCTTTCTACTTCAATCATTTTAGGGAATATACTTTCTAATTCTTTAACGTATTTTCTAGCTACTTTTAATTCATGACCAGCAGAGTATAAGTCTGGATCGTGAGAATGCATAGATATAGCGTGGAAATCAAGTAGATCACCGATATTAACCACCAAGTCTGGCTTATATTCTTTCTTAATCTCACGTAGAAATTCAAAAGCGTCTTTATGATGATACGGTATATGTAAGTCACTAATAACTAATATTCTTTTGTGGGTCATATATTACAGCAGGTGAGCCGTCTATGTACTCCTCTAGGTTTTTTATTTTTTCTTTGGGATCTACAAAAGTTACTTTCCCATTTTCAATATGCACATCCTTGACAATATTATTTTCTTCATCAACAATTATATCTTCAAGTATAAGCACATACAATTTATACAGGAATTTTTATTCTTTGCAAGACCTCATTACTTCTGCAAGTTTCTTTGCTCGGAGTGGAGTTTGATTAGCCCAACGACTATCCATCATTTGAAATGATGCTTCACCATAATCTTTTTTCTTTAATGCTTCCCACATCTTTTTAAACTTGGATACACCACCAATACCTAGTTGGAACACCATCTCAATTATGACACATTTAGCTTGGTCATGTATATCAGTTATACTATTGTCATGTAGTATCAATATATCTGCATTGTTTTTAGCTGTTTGAAAGTCTGCCTCAAACTGTGCATCTAGTTCTTCTCTTGGATATTTAATGTCTGGTTTGTAATGATCTTCTGGAGTAACTAAATGGCCATATCCGATTGTGGCAAAACCAAGACTATCTTTATATACAGTATCTCTAAAGCCTTCGTGTTCTTTTATACGTTTTTTAAGTTCTTCGTACATTATGCTTTGTTCTTATTAGCAAATGCTTTAGCTTCTTCTTTGCTGTTAAAACCCCATTTTTTAAGCGCTAGTTTTAATCTGGTAGGTTTACCCTTATTATCAGTTAAAGGGCCATCCATGCCCCCGAAACGGGCCGCAAACGATATCCTACGGCCATTCTTACCAGACGATAAAGGTGGTTTTAAATTAGATCCTTCAGTACGATTAAAGTAATCTCTACCTTTTTGGTTAAGACCACCGCTAGGGTTCTTGTGTTCTTTACTGTAACCCATTAGCCTGTACCAAATTTAGGAAACCCTGCTTTTGCTTTAGCGTATTGTTTAGGGTCAACTGTAGATTTAGATTTAGGGTTAGATGTACCTTTTTTCTTGGCTCTATTCATGTAGTAATATAAACCTTTTTTAGCTACCTTACCCGACTTTGTTTTATGATAACCATCTTTCATATTATTTCCTTTTGATTAGATCTGTTGCTTTAAGACCGTACACACTAGCAATTACTCCTACGAATATTGTTTGATACCAAAATGGAAGATCAGAAAAGTATTCAAAAAATAATTTCATCTTTTCCATGTGTGCAGGATTGTCTGACCATACTGCAAATCCCAACATTACTATGGGCAAACACAAGATTATTAAAATTAGTTCGTCTTTCCAATCAGATTTTTGATTTTCAAGAACAGTACCTTTATACTCAATTTCACCTTTAGCCATACGAATTGCAGTTTGTAGTTTTGCATCCGAGATAGCTTCTTTCGTTCTTTGATTGTTAGCATATACTTTTGCCCCCGTTTTGATTGCCATTCCAAGTAAATTTATCCATGCCATATTATCCCCAGAATTTTAAATTCTTTATTATTGTAAATATTATACCAACTAATGCACCAACAACAAACACAGCTTTGATACCACCTGTACCCATAGCCATTTGTTTTTTTAACACTTCAATATCTTTGGAATTTTTATTTACGATTTCTTTAATTTCATCTAGCTTGTACGCTATCATATTATGAGAGATTGATGCAGTTCTTTTATGTACTTTTCTTCTAGGCATCACTAACCTCTTTACAATAGAAACTTATAACAGTTCTAAACTTGTCTAGATCTTCTGTTTTTAATTCATTCATAATATTATAACTCTTTATATAGCCTGTTATAGCACATTCTTTGTATGATTTGTAGTGTAAATTATCAGTTATTGGGCCTGTACAGACGCCTATTGAGGCTTGGCATATCTGCATTATTAATAAAAACTTACCCATTATTCTTGTTCTTGTAGTATTTTATATGTACTTGTTTCCTCCACGCCCAGTTCCCTATTATTGAAGCACGGTAGCCAATCATCTGATAAACCTTTACCAAGATCCGATCTAATAGACTGTTCCTCATCATGTTGGTCATTATAGTCAGCCTCCTGTAGTGTTCCTGCGTTTATCATTATTTTGCTTTCACTATCTTTTTAATAGATTTACTACCATCTACGTTTGTATCTAATTCTGCCTCTACTTGACCGCACATAAACTGCTTGTTATTCATTTCCATATTTCTTTCAGCTTCACGTTTCATTTTAAGACAAGTAGATAAGTTGTCTTGTATTCTGTGTTCAATAAGTTCACCATTTATAAATAAACAAAGAGCAAAAACTAATTGATACATTAATGCCCTCCATTGCCATTACTAAATTTAATATCTCTAGTTTGATCTTTAAGTTTCTCTACGTCTTTTTTAAGTTTATCTATTTCTTTTTCAAATTGTTCTAACATTACACCTGTGTGTATGTTTTGGTCTAATAACTTTTGATGTTTTTCTAGTTGACCAGACATATATTCAATCAACATAAACTGTTCTTGGTCAATAGGTTTTTGTGCTGATGCTTCTAATAGATCTTGTTGTTGTAATTTATCTGCTGTTTCTAATAAATTTATTCTTTCAATAATGCCAAAATAAGCCCAAACACCTACGGCTACTGCCCCGACAATCGCAACTAAATTTCTTATTGGTAAAGCAACGGAAGTATTGTCGGATATTTTCATAGCTATATCCCTTGTAGTCTTGGATCTTTAGATGTAATGTTTTTAGTAGCTTTAGGCCTTGCGATACTATCCATACTTCTTTTACGAAGTTGTGCTTTCGCTGATGTTTCTTTTCTTTTTTCATCAATTTGTTTTTTTAAATCCCATTTAAAGTTCATTTCTTTCTCTTTCTTCTCAACAATTTAACTCTTATTCCCCATAACCAAGAAGTTAGTTTGACAGCATACGTTTCAATAAATGAAAAGAATGCATCAATCTTACTAAAAAAATTATATAAAAATTTATCAATCATAATGCATTTTACCACAATATGATTTAATATAAATGTTATTTTTTATTTACTTTTGTTAAGAGTGATTTGATTTTTTCTAGATAAACAATACCATCCCAAAGTTCTTCTTGGGCATCCTCAATCCATTGAGTAATAGGTTTTGTAGCTTGTACCATAGTAACTTTATAATCAGATATACCTTTATCAGACCGTTTAGAAAACTTACGCAATAGATCTTGTATCATTGGATCTTTAGTAATTACAAACGGTCTGACTATTTTATCTTTTTTACACATTAGAAAGTTACATTCATAAAGTGACTACAGAATTCATTAACTCTGCAATAGTGTTGGCATCTAACATCTTCACCTTTACGGAATACAATACTGCATCCTTTACCTTCAATCATCTTTTGACTTAAAAGAAATTGTACAGCTTCTTCTTTAGTATTGAAGACACGCCATGCAGTTTTTCTACCATCTTTCATAACAGCGTATGTATCTTCTTTACGCCATCTTTCTTTAGCAGAGCAGATAGGTAAGTTGCTAGTTGTTTCAGCATCTTGGTGTAGTTTAATACGAGTACGAACATAGTTTTCTTGTTCTTCTTCTGTCCATCTACGTATAGGTATCATCACAACTTGTTTACGTGGATAGTTATCTGATTGCATAACTCTCATCTTTGACCAATCACGTAAGATAGCCATGATAGATAATGATTTAACTTTAATTTCTTTTTTATATCGTATTAGTTCTTTTTGTTTTTTACGACATAAGAAATCAAGAACATTTAATTGTTGTTCCCATTCATCTTTACCATTGGTAACAGCGTCAAGAGCAGACCAAGCAGATGTAACTTTGAAATCAATTAAATTACCTTGCCTTGTAAGTAAATCAAATGCACCAGATAGTGTCCAACCATTTGTTATAGCATCATCTTTATAGAATAATCTACGTTCAGCTATATCAGTTTTTTGTTTAGCACGTTCAATGATGTGATGTACTGATTGACCTAACAAAGAAAAGATACGATCAGATACATCTTCTTTAATTAGATCAAAGTTATTTTTTTCTAATACCCTAATTCTAGGTGGCGCTATCAAACGGGTAGTAGATATATCTGACCCACTACTATCGTAAGGATCATTGGCTACTGCCCGTTCAATAACTTTGGGTAAATTTGATACGTTAGTGAATTCCATTAAAATGGTATAGCTTCATCACCAACATTAAGATCACTACCATTACCACCATCACCTAGATCTTGGTTCATATCCTGTAGTTCTCTTGATCTTAATATCATATTACGTATGCCTTCTGATAGTTGATTAAAGACTTCCTTCTTACCTTCTTGAAAGTCTGTAATGCTAAACATAACAGATGGATAAACTTGTTCAGCAACTTTATCACCTTTAGCCAATGGCATGACAGATGATATTCTGGCCTTACCATTTTTTTCTATTACGTTTAATGTACATGGCACACCACATAATTTAGAAACATCAAAAGATTGTTTCTCTGTTTCTGTGAATGCTCTACCACGCCAAGATGTTAGATCATGGCTTAATGTAGATTTCTCATGCAGAGATAGATTGTAAAACTTACTGATAGTCATAGCTTTACCTTCACCGTCTAGTTCCTCTGGTACTTCCCAGATTAATAGTACAGTTCTTTTCCAACTTATCTGTCCTTGATAGTCATTTTTTTGTGTACCAAGATCAATGACCTTAATACATCTGGCCTTGTGAACACCTGCGGACACGCTTGGATAACGAGGTGTATCACTACCACTTGTAGCTATTATGCTTGTCATAGTTATTTTCCTTTTTCACTAATTTACTATTGATTAACTACTGTTAAATGATATATTAACTATAGTCAAGTATTTATTGACAAAGGTTAACAAAACAAATATAGAACAAATTATGGCTAGTGTATTAGATGAATTGGTAGAAGAATTACAAGCAAAACAAAAAAGATTAGATAAAGAAATTATCAATCTTGATAGATCTTCTGTGATCCCACAACATTATAACAAAGCAGAATGCATAATTAAATTAACAAAAGAAGCAATAGAATGTGAAGACACAGCAAATTATTTGTTGAATTTAAGACACAATGATGTTGCAAAAATACAACAGTCATGAGTAATACAGAATTAGCACAGAAAAGAAAACAAGAAGTCATTAATAAATATGGCGGTAAAAACTTATCTAGAATGCTAGGCATATCACATCCAGCAGTATCTAAATGGAAAGTTATACCTCCGTTCCGTGCATTTCAGATTGCAAAACTTGGTGATTTTGATATAGAATATATTAGACCAGATTTAAAGATTACGCCTCAACGCTAGGCGTAGCGCATATGATTAGCGTAAAAATATAGCGTCTTTGTGTGTGGCGGTTTTTCCCTCTTTCCATTTTAGTTTAGGTTTCCGCCACACCTCCCTTCATTGTTGGTATGGCATTGCTATAGCATTGCTATAAAATCGCATCATTTTGTTAATGGCAAAAGTATCCCCTTCATCTTCACCTTCATCTGCACCTTCATCTTCATTTGCACCCAAGATAGTCCTTGACTAGCCTTTACTTCTGGGGTAAAAAATAAAATTAACTAAACTTAATATGAGAAAATCTACAACAGACGAACAAAGTCCTGCATTTCAGTTTTATGCAAATGATTGGATTTCAGATCCTAATCGTATGAAACTATCATTGGAGGAACAAGGCGCATATGTTTTATTATATTGCCATTGTTGGCGTGGTTTTAAAATTCCAAAAGATTTTGAAGTCATGTCTAGAATGTGTAATTGTAGAACAGAAAAAATAGAAAAAATCTACAACAAAATTAAACATTTATTTGAAGAAAAAACAGACAAGGATGGTATCACTTATTTGTATTGTATTCAAGCCGAAGAAGAAAGAAAAGAACAAGCAAAAAACAGACGTAAAAGATCTATAGCAGGTAAATTAGGCGCTAAAAAAAGATGGAGTGATGAGAGCCTAGAGGAAGATGAATAAGATAGTTATATTTTTAATTGCGTGTACTACTTGTGATTTGGAAAGATTATATTTTGATTATAATTATAAAAGTATTTCTGATTGTTCAGACAAAGCACATGAAATTTATGAAACACTTGGTACGTTCCATTGGTATGAAGAAGGTAAGTATCAACATTCAGCGTATTACACTCCAGATGGTAAATTAATTATTGGTCATAGATGTGATTAGTTTTACAGAGAATAGTCATTACAGTATGTTTTTAGATTACTTTGGTGAAACACATACATTCCAAACATTTGATGACAAGATGGTCAATAAAAAATTAATCAAACAATTACATGGTAGAATTAAAAATCATTTTTATGAACTTGCAGAGTTAAATCAAAAAGGTGCGGGTATATATTTTACAGTTAATGAAACTGATTTGTTTGGTAGATCTACAAGCCATATTAAAAAAGTTAGATCTGTATTTATAGATCTTGATGGTGCGCCATTGCCAGATAAGTTTGATGTCATTCCAAACATTGTAGTCAATACAAGTCCAAACAAATATCATTGTTATTGGATAGTTAAAGATATGCCATTAGAAAGTTTTAGTTTATATCAACAAGCGTTGGCTACAAAATTTAATTCAGATCCAAAAGTAAAAGATCTACCACGTGTTATGCGTGTTGCAGGATTTTATCATAACAAAAGACAACCTTACCCTGTAAAAATTATTCAATGTACTACACAAGAACCATACACTATGAAAGAGATTAGAGAAGGCCTACAACTGAAAAGGCCAGAACGTAAGATTGTAGAATATAACCCTACAATGTATCAAGGTAAGTACACAGGCTCACTAAAGTATGGATGTGGTGAGGGTGATAGACATGAACAGTTAGTCAAGATGTTGATTGCAATTAGAAAGCGTGGTGAAACATTTGACTATGCTAAAAACGAAGCGTTAGAGTTTGCCAAACATTGTGTACCACCAGAAAACCCTAATGAAGTTTTATTTCAACTAAACGATATATGGAAACGATATGAACCTACTGCGAGATTATCAAAAACAAGCAATTAATAATATTAGAGAAAAATTTAGTAAAGGTAAAAAGAAAGTATTACTTGTTGCGCCTACAGGTAGCGGTAAAACTGTTATAGCCTCATCTATGTTAGAACAAGCACAACAAAGAGGAAACTTTGGTTTGTTTGTAGCACACAGACGAGAACTTGTTATGCAATGTAGTAGAAAACTTGCAGACTTTGAAATCAAACATGGTGTTATCATGGCTAGTAAAAGCGGTAATGCATTTGCTGATATTCAAGTTGTATCTATACAAACATTTACATCAAGAGTTGACAATGAAGACTTTGTAAAACCAAATGCTAACTTTATAATTATTGATGAAGCACATAGATCTACATCATCATCATTTAAAAAACTAATCGCAGAATACCCAGACGCTTTTGTTATTGGTTTAACTGCAACACCATGTAGAGCAGACGGTAAAGGTTTGGGTAATATCTACCAAGAACTTATTGAATGTGGAAACATTAAAGATCTAACTGCACAAGGTTATTTAGTGCCTACAAGAATAGTTGCACCAACAATACCCGATCTACAAAATATTAGAATAGTTGCAGGTGATTATGAAAAGAAAACTTTGGACAATAGAATGAACACTCCAAAATTAGTGGGCGATATTGTATCACATTGGATAAGGTATGGCGAGAGCAGACCTACTGTTGTTTTCGCTGTGTCTATTAAACATTCAAAATATATTACAAATATTTTCAGACAAAACGGAATACCTGCGGGTCATATTGATGGTGAAATGCCAGAGATAGAACGAGAACAACAATTAGAAAAATTAAACAAAGGTGAAATCAAAGTCCTATCTAACTGTATGGTCTTGACAGAGGGGTGGGATCAACCCAAAGTATCATGTGTGATTATAGCTAGACCAACTAAATCATATTCATTGTATCTGCAAATGGTGGGTAGAAGTTTAAGACCCGCACCAAACAAGAAAGACACATTAATCATAGATCATTCTGGGTGTGTATATGAACATGGTTTCCCAGATGATGTACCACAATGGGAACTCAAAACATCAAAAGAAAAAGAACGTAAAAAGAAAGAACCACAACCAATAGAGAAACAACCCTTTACGTGTGTACAATGTGATACAGTTTATAAGCCTTCTAAAGAAGAACCTGCTTGTCCTAATTGTGCTTTCATTCCAACTAAAAAAGAACAAATGATATTGATACAGCAAGGCAGATTAGTTGAACTGCCAAAAGCAAAACCAAATGCAGAAGACAAAACAAATTTCTATGCACAGTTGATCTACTATGCAAAACAAAAAGGATACAAGGAAGGATGGGCGTCATATACATTCAAAGAGAAATATGGCCATTGGCCACATACTAAAAAAGTTATGCCTGTTGCTACAGGTAAAGATGTCATGGGCTATATCCAACATCTTAATATTAGAAAAGCAAAATCAAAAAACATAAGGGAGTTTAGATATGAGTGAAGAAATATTAGAAATGCATATGGATAAATTGAGGAATATAGGGCAGAAACACGCACAAGCAAAATCACAATTAACTGCATTAGAGCATGGTAGAAAGATATTATTAGCTACCTTGATGAAAGAAAAGATGATAAACTCAAATACAGGTAAATTAGACAGCGTTAATGCCCAAGAAAGAGAAGCCAGAGCAGATGATCGGTATAAAAATCACATTGAGAAACTTGCTAAAGCTGTTGAGGAGGAGGCCAAGTGGCATTGGGAAAAGCGTTGTGTTGAAATTAATTTTGAAACATGGAAAACAAAAATGATTAATCAAATGCGTGAGGCCAAACATTATGGCACATAAAAAAATTAAACGGCAAGACCCAGAATTATATACATACGATAAGTATGAATGTTGGTGGGAAGATCACGCAAGTGCTTGTGAATGGAAATCTATAAAAGAAGCTGAAAAAGATAAACCACAAATTTGTTTTACAGAGGGTTATCTATTAAAAAAAGATAAAGATTGTCATATCTTTGTTATGTCGTTTTCACATGATGAGATAGGTGATGAAATGATTGTAGCTAATAAAAATATATTACAACTTAAAAAAGTTGGTACTAAAACTTTTTATGTAAAAGACTTTGAGTATGGCACGTACAAAAACTAAACACGAAAAAGAACATATGGATAAGATAGCCCAGATGGGATGTATCATATGTAAAAAGATGGGGTTTCCAAATAGTCCTGCTGAACTACACCATATCAAAGACAAGACAGGTATGGGGCGCAAAGCTAGTAATTTTGAAGTAATACCATTATGTCCAAAACACCATAGACACGGTAAAGACGCTTATCATACAAGTCCAAAAGAATTTACAAAAAAGTGGGGAACTCAAAAAGAACTATTGACAGAGGTATTAACAAATGTTAATTGTTGTGGTAAGTGCTAATGCACCTAGTAGCGAGAGTTACGTTGTAGGCCTACAATTATGATGGATTATAAAAAACTAAAACGATTATTTAAAGACGGTGAGTATCAATTCATAGATGCTTTAATCAATGTTGATCTTGATCTTATATCTAAAATAGATCCAATGATGATTAAAAAAAACTTCGCTAAACATGAGAACGGTAAGTATAAATCTTTATTAACTCAAAGAGAACTAGAGTTATTTACTACGGTCAAGATTATAGCTAATGGTCATATTAGATTTCTAATCAATGCGCTATCTACAGTATTACATGATAAACAAGACGCTGAAACTATATCAAGATTAGAAAAGGAATGTGAGGCATTGAAATCTGTAATTGATGTTAAAGATTTAGAAATAGAAAGAAACAGAGTTGAATTAACTAAAACATTACCAGAGAAATTGAGAGAGCAAGGCGCTTTATAATGGCCAAACAAAAATTTACTCACTTTGTACCAAGACCAAAACCAAGAAAGCGACCAAGAAGACATAAAAAAACTTTAAACAAAAATGAAAAAAGAACCTATAAGAAGTACAATAGACAAGGTAGGCCGTAATATAGTTGTTGGTTATATGGTTAAATTAGATAGAGCAAAGAAATCTAAAGCCAAGTCAATTCGTATTAA